CGTGCATAACTGCTGTCTCATATATATTGTGCGACACTAAACCACACAATATCCACACCCGCCGTGCATAACTGCTGTCTCATATATATTGTGCGACACTAACTTATCAGCTCATATATATTGTGCGACACTAAGAACACACTGCATTTTTGGTGGGTACTCATCAACAAAAACTGTCACTGTCTATGCACTAGAACATTTATTTAGGGACAGCTTATAATGGTTAGGGGGTAACCCCTTTCAATGATGCCCGTGCTCGGATAATAAAAAAACAGCTCCCCTCCTCCTCCCTGTGTGTGTCTGGCTTTACCGGTGTCTATTGCTTAGACCTGTTGTTAAACGTGTCTTTACTATTTTATGTGTGCGTATGTGGATCACCCCCCCCTCTTTCTATTGAAAAAGGGTGGTATCAATTATTTTTTTTTTCAAAAAAGTGACATAAGGTCTGGCATAAGAAATAGGGTTATGCCACTACTTATATTGGCTAAGATTAGCAAAAAAAGAGGTTAAAAGTGGCATAAGACATAAGAATAGTAATAAAGTAGTATATGTTTTTGTTATGTATGTATAGATATGTATGTATATATAGATAGTAATAATAGAAGAGTTTTACCCTGTTTTGATGTACTTATGCCACTTTGCTAAGGTTAGCCAAAAGTTAGCTCAAAAAGTGACATAAGTATATCAAAAGATTGCTTGTCCACTTTTATTATTGATTTTATATTGATAGTATGTTAATATTATATTAATAATAATTAATAAATACACATATGTCTAAGAAAATATTCGGTTTTAATATTGAGATTAAAATAAAAGAAAGACTTAATTCTGTAGCTAAGTCAAAGTATATGAGTAGCAGTGCTCTGCTTAATCAAATTATTGAGAATTATGTTGATGAAGCAGAGGGTGTTATAAAAAAAGGAGAAGAAAAAAAGAAAAAAACTCCACCAATCCACAATAGAACAGAAGCAGAGAGATTGGTTGATTGGGAGTGGAGAAAAGGGATGGTAAAGGATGGTAAGCTTCCTACTCAGTTTGCTGATGAATTTCCAATACCTGAATTACCCCCTGAAAAGAAGGATATATATCTCAGACCTGACAGATCTGAATCAGATAGATCGGAAGATAAGCGAACTAAAGAGGAAGCAGAAGCAGAAAAGTCAGCATTACCAGTAGAATTAAAAGCCTTAGTAACATCAGAAGCCTCTGGATTGCAGGGTTTGGTTACAGAAAATCCTAGCACCTAAACTTTGACACCCCACTACTATCGTCCTATAATACTTCTATATGTTCATAAAGAAAAGAAGTTCCACAATGAAGCAAATGGCTTACGCACGAAGGATATTTGGTGCCAAGGGTCTTACCAAAAAAGAGATTGCTTTAGATTGCGGATACTCACCCAATGTAGCTAATTCTATTTCGTCTCACATAGAGAATAAACCCGGCTTCAATAATGCTATGGCATTATTGGCTGTGGACTCCAACAACCTAGCACTTTCTGCAATGCACGAATTCAAAGCTAGAGGATTCGCTGATTTTACCAATAAGGAGCTTGTCGGTGCTCTTAATGCTATTGGTAATGCTTGGTCTAAATTCAACGCAGTACCAAAAGAGAAAGATTCTAACCCCCGGGGAAATAAGTTAAAGACTGTTATTATGCAGCAGATCGAGAACCAAACAGTGATTACACCATCTGACAATCCTACCCCACCGACAGTTCCCGCACCCACTCCCCAGCCAGCTACAGAAGCTCCGCATATAGTTTCTTCAGTTGTCGAACCCGAGGATAATATTGTTATAGGAGAATTCGAAGAGATAGATAATGAGCTTGATTTTTAATATGAAATTACATAATTTCTACAGAAAATTCGACCAATTACCAAGGGATGAAAGGTTTAATATGTTCGAAACTCCTGTTGAACCTACCTCTCTTTTTGTTATATTTCAAAGGTTGACGCAGGTGAGAGCACAGAAGAAATTCTTTGAGGAGCAGGAGATTCATTTGTTAAATTTAGCTGATATTGGATTCGAAAAATTAAATAACGAAGATGGAAACTCAAAAAGAACACAATGATAGGATAGTGGAGTTATTGACTGAAAATCCTGACCTTATTAAAGACCTTCAATGGAGGTTGAGTAATTTGTATTGGATCACTACTAAGGATGGAACTAAAGAGGTGTTTAAAATGAATAGAGCACAGAAGCATTTTTTTGATAAGTATATAAATATACCCTTCCCTTATTACCGGCATATTATTTTAAAGGCTAGACAGCTGGGATTTACTACACTCATTGACTTGATAGGCTTTGACCATATCTTATTTGGTCCCAACAAACACGCTATTATTATCGCTCATAAGGTGACAGAGGCTACGGAGATTTTCGATAAAAAAATTGAGTTTGCCCTCCGGAATATGGCGGATGATATAAAGGATGCCTTTTTTAAGATAAGCCATCGTTCATCTAGGAAAATTCAGGTGCTTACTGATTACGGACCCAACGAAGGTTCTACTTCATCAATAACAGTGTCAGTGTCAGGGCGATCAGGGACTTTTCACTTCGTACATATCTCTGAGTTCGCTAAGATGTGTGTAGCCTTTCCAAGAAGAGCAGAAGAAGTAGAAATGGGTACTTTCCCGACTGTTCCTTTTGATGGATTCATCTTCATTGAGAGTACTGCGGAGGGTATGGCTGGTAGATATTACGAGATATTCCAAGAGAACTGGTTGACTAGGGAGAAAATAACCCCACAGCTCTCACAGGTGCAATTTGTTCCGCATTTCTACAACTGGCAGTATGATGATATGGAAATGAAGAAGATTCGTGAGCCTATTCCAGTTTCATCTATGGAGGTTTGCCAAGAGATAGATTGGGCGAGCTACCAACTAGAGCACAGCCTGTCTGATATTGAAATTACCTACTACTATATGAAGTGGTTGCAGTTCGGTGGAAAAAATTCTCCGGATGCAGTAAAGAAATTAATGCAAGAATTCCCCACAACACAGGAGGAAGCATTTTTAGCTACAGGTCAGAACTACTTTCCTACTGCTAAAATTGCGAAGCTGTTGCCGGATGTTAAAAAAGGAGAGCGAGGAGAGCTTGGATACGACACAGCTGGAGCGGTTATGTTTAATCCTACATCTGCGGGTTCACTCGAAATATTCAATAAGCCCGAGAAGGGAATGAAATATATTATTGGAGGAGATACTTCAGAAGGTCTCGCACACGGGGACTATCAAATACTATATGTCATAAACCATAAGACTGAGGATTGCGATGCCCTCTATCGATCTAAGGTCTCACCTGATGAATTAGCTCTTGAAGCTTATAAGCTTGGAAAATTTTACAATTTTGCTCTGCTTGGAGTCGAAGTTAATAAGGATGGGCTTTGGGTAAATGACGCACTCGACAAGATGGGATATATTAATTTATATTATAGGAAGGTTTTTGATGACATTACAAAAAAGCTTACAAAGTTTTTTGGATGGAAAACCAGTGGATCTACTCGTCCTTTTCAGCTTGCAGCCCTTCTAGCTGTGTTTTTTAGAAAAGAATCAGGCTTTCCAGCATTACTATTGGGTGAGATGTTTACTTTTGTACGAAATGTAAAGGGTAAACCAGAAGCAATGGATAAGAAAAATGACGATGTTATAATGGCAGCAGCTATTGGATATGCAATTCTTCAGGAACAAGGAGTATATATTGATAATACTAAGGCTGGAGAAGAGGGAGGACATTTCAATTTGATGTTCGGACAGAATAACGAAGACCAAATTTCTCATTAATTAAAAATAAACTTGACAAACTTTTAATATCGTGAGAAAAACTGGACACCGTTTTGATATTTTGGTATAGTTATTAACAGATTCTCTTGTTTTATATTTTTAATGACCTATAATGAGATTATATGGATGAAGATAAAAAGAAAAAAAGAAAAAGTGATACAGCAACCATAGAGTTTTTAGCGGATAAAAAATTAGAAATGAAGAAAAGTCAGTATCGAATAAGATTCGATGCTCTTTCTGCTGAGATACAAAAGAATATAATGAATACCAGTGTTAGCTATGGACAGAAATTGTACGAGAAGAGTGGGTGGGGTTCGATGACATTCTATAACAAGATGGCAGATGGTTCATATGATATAAATGTCTATCCACAGAAGCTGACGGACAGAGATCAGAATAGGTCTGGAGTTCCTGTATCCCAAGAACCTGTGGCATTTTCAAAAATTATGATTGCAACTTCGGTATTAGCTGGTAAATTGCCAGATGCTACAGTGATTGCAGATGACAAGGTTTATGGTAAAGCAATGTATGAATTGTGGAAACGCAATTGGTCAATGACCGGAGGCAATGGAGCCAATACATTAATGCTGACTTACCAGAACCTATTTACATATGGCTGGGGTGCTTGGAGAGTTTATCCTCGTAGAGTTCAGGTTCCTCGTAAGGGAACAACTAAAATATTATACGATGACATTTATCGTGAACCACTAGATGTAAACCGCACTTGGTTAGGACTTGGTTTTAACAATGGAGATGTTTGGTCCCAGAGTGAAGTATATTACGAGAAGGATATGCAGAAGGATCTGTTTTTCGAAATGTATCCCGAAGCTTTAAAGAATAAAAAGAAGTTACAATATGTTGGAGTGTCCGAAGAAGCTAAAGATGAAAACCAAGATAAGGCTCAGACCCACATAACTATTGGATACTACGAAAATATTTTACTAAATAGATTTATAGTTGCTTGTGGAAAGCTTCCTCTTTACGATGATGAGCTTCCCAATGATGGATCTCACGGATCTGTGGTTATTGCTCGCTGTTTTGCAAAAGACCTGAATGATCCTTATGGTGTAGGACTTTATGAAATGATGAGAGGAAATACTGCAATATTTACTTATATTAATTCCCTTAATGCACAGCAAGTAGAAGCGGAAATATTTCCACTACTTTTCGGTGCTCAAGTACAAAATGGTACTGCTTCATATAAGAGAGGACCAAATATTGTAAATCCTAAAAATCAGGGAACTGATATTGATGTGATTAAGACTTCTGGAAATGTTCAACAAGGAGTAGAATTTGCTAATCAGCAAAAAGCAAATATCGAAGAGAATACTGGAGTGAATAACATTGTAGCTGGAACTCAATCTGAAACGACACTTGGTTCCACAGTTATATTGAAGGAAGCTGCATACAACAGATTGACTCCACCTAAGAATTCTATGGTTATGGGCTTGCAGACTGATGCTCATATTGCAAACACTTGGATAGCACAGACTTATCCAGTTGATAAGATATTTATGATTGATTCAGAGGATCAGCTTGCTGAGTTCACAAAACAAAACCCTGATTACTTTGTAGAATCACAGCCTATCCTTGATGATCTTGGAGTAGTTACAGGAATGGTTGCAGCAGCTTCTCCCAATCTGAGACTTAATTTTGATTTCGATGAGAATGGTGAAGTAATGGAGAATGTTGCTACTCGTCAAATCTCAGCTAAAGGTTTATTCGATGAGTTAAAGAATAACGGTCATATATCCGATTATATTGATTTCATTATAGATCCAGACTCAATGCTATTGCCATCGCTTGAGATTCAGAAGCAGACCTATATGGCATTATCTCCTATAATTACTAATCAGATTACATTAATTTATTCAATGAGAAATCAGGATCCTGAAGCTGCTGCTTCTCAGTTAATGGCTTTAGAGAAGATGCTTGAGATTCAAAATGGAGATATCTTCGATTACTTCTCAAAAGTTGATTACGATGCAATTATGGCGAAGCAACCTTCAGAGGTTCAACGTCAGATGCAACAAGAGCAGATGCAAAGAGAGGCTCAGGCTACTGCAATGCAAGATAGAGCAGCAAACGGAGGTGCACCATCGGGCGGAGTTGCCGTACCTAATGGTCAAGATATGACAGGAGATGGAACGAATCCAATGCAACCACAAAACGCTAATGAATTACCTAGACCACAATCCCCTATGGGAAGTGCAGTAGATGCTTCTATTGGTAGAGCAGCAGCCGGTGGAGGTGGATTTTTCCCAGCACAATAATTAAATATATTTTATGGCAGAACCAACCGAAGAAAAATTAGTTGATCAAAGTCTTGAGCAAAAGAAAATGCTTTTGGCGGGTAGCGACCACGCTCCTATTATTATTGAGTTGATGAAGGATTGTATGGCAAACAAGCCCATTGTTGAAGATACAGAATGGATGACAATTGTTAATGCTATAACTTTGGAAGCTAATGGGACTATGCTTAGAGGAATGGTTGATCATTTAGAAGCTATTAGAGAAAAGGGTATTAATTATTTAAAACCACAACAATAATATGATTCCAAAAGAAATAATCAAAGATAAATATACAGTTCAAATTGGTTACTCGGAAGAAGCTAAAAAAAATAAGCTGTTGAAGTTTATTACTAAATCCGGTGACGAATTCGAAATTAGTGCCGAAGAATTATCTTCGATGATTGTTGGTGGTGTTAATAACGATACACTTTCAGCAACTTTTGTGGAGACAGAACGTATTAATGTTGTGGAAGTTTCAAGACAGCTTGAGTGTATTGTGGATAAGGACTTGAAAAAGGGAGATAGGATTAATCTAAACTATAAACATCCATACCCAATTGAGTTTGCTTTAATCGAACAGGTTATGGGAATTGCTAAGATTGAAATGGATGTACCACTGACGACCTTGACTAATGAATATATTGAAGAAACGAAGAAGAAATTAAAACCAGCTCAAGAGAATTTTATTAAGAAATTTTATAAATCATTTAAGAATTTAAAAATTAAAAAGTAACCATTCGTCACCGATCACGATACGATCGGATATAATATGGAAAATACACAAACAGCGGGAACACCCGCACAAGAGCCAGAAGCAGGGGCACCAGTAGTTGAATCTACAGCTGGAACACCAACAGCACCAGTACCCGCACCAGTAGCTGAACCCACAGCTGGAACACCAACAGCACCAGTACCCGCACCAGTAGCTGAACCCACAGCTGGAACACCAACAGCACCAGTAGCAAACCCAGCAGCGGGGACACCTGTTGCTAATCCAGCTATAGCACCAGCACCAGTACCAGAGGTGGTAGTACCACCAGTAACTCTATACAATACTGCTGGAGTAGAAGTTCCAGTAGTTGATTACCTTTTTAAAGGAGTAACCTCTCCCGGATTTGAAGGTACTTGTGGAAAACCAGTAGATAGAGAGGATTTATTGGGAGTATTTAACAAGGTTTTCAAGCCTTCTGATAATGTTCTCTTTTATAAACAGCGAGACAAAGAGGTTTATTTAGTAATTGTACCTATAAAGTATTCTACTGAAATAGGAGATCACAACGATTCTCTTGCCGGAGACTTCCAAAAACACGCAATATCATTCTTAAATGAGGGGTCAGTAAACCTTGAAACAATGAGAGAAAAGCTAGAAAGAGTGAACTCTCATCTCAAATATTCGGATAGATAGTTGCACTTGACAGATATTAGTTATATAATTCAATTAACCATCGTCCCCGTCCACGATACGGGCGGATAAACATATGGAAAAAACCCCAGAAGAAATAGCAGCAGATGCTGCTGCGGAAGCTTTATTTGATGAAGGTATTAAAAATGATATCGCAGCTATAAATGCTGCACCGGAACCCGCAGTACCTGCACCCGTAGTACCTGCACCCGTAGTACCTGCACCCGGAGAGACAGGACCAGAAGTACCTGCTGGAGAGACAGGACCCGGAGAGACTGCACTCGCAGCACCGGCACCCGGAGAGACAGGACCCGGAGAGACAGGACCCGGAGAGACTGCACCCGCAGCACCGGCACCCGGAGAAACAGGACCAGCGGAAGCTGGACCAACGGGATACGAATTTCGTATTCCAAATAAGGGCAAGTTCGAATCTGACGAGTCTTTTGAAAAGCGAGTCCAGCTACTAGATTTAGTTAAGAGACGTAAACTTGCAACAACTCCTGAGCAGCGTCAAAAAATAACGGACGACATTAAGATAGC